TCCAGCGCGTCGCTCACCGCCCCCGCCGCCTGCTTGGCGGCAAGGAATCCCGCGCCCGCGCTCACCACCGTGACGCTCACGCGATGCTCGGCACCGGGGGCCGTCGCGTCGCCGCGCTCGCGCGCGTCCTCGGGGCCCAGCGCCACGTAGATATCCGGCTCCGCGCCTTGCGGGGCGGCGTCATAGATCGCGCCGCCCACCAGCGCGGCAAGGCCCGGATCACTGGACAGATGCTGCCAGATCGCGGCCTGGAGCGCCGCCGCCATGCCATAGCTCATGCCACCACCTCCTCCTCGGCCCAGAGCGTGAGATACCCCGCCCCCGCGCCGCTCTCGGTGACCGCGAGGATATGAAAGAGCCGCGCGCCATCGCGCAGCCGCTGGCCCGGCTCGGGCCGCGACGGCGCGCCCTGTGGCGCGGCGCGCACGGTGATGCGATAGCCCGCCCGCGCCAGCCGCAGCGCCTCGCCCGCCGCCTCGCGGCCCGAGCGCGCCACCAACTCGGCCCAGAGCGTGCCGCGCACCGCCCAGGCTTGCGTGAACCCGCCCGCGCCATCGGGCGCGCGCTGCGGCACCTCGAGCACCAGCGCCCGGTTGAGCCGGGGCCGCGCCATCACCGCGCCCCCCCGCCAAGGATGCGCACCTTGCGGTAGCGCTCGATCAGGCTCGCCACGCCAAAGGGCATGCACCCCTCGCCCAGCGCGGTCTCGAACCGGTGCTCGTAGTAATGCGCCGCCAACAGAAGCACCGCCTGCCCCAGATCGGCGGGCAGATCGCCCCAGCCCGCGCCATAACCCGCGCGAAACACGATCTCGGCCACGCCTCCGGTGGGCACCATCGGCAGCATATGCCCCGCAGGTCGCAGCACCGGGCGATGCGCGTCGCGCTCCAGCCGGTAAAGCGCGGGGTCGATCAGCTCTTCCTCGTCGGCGCGGTCGCGCAGCGTGAGGCTCAGGATCGCGGCCACCGGGGCCACCGGCAGCGGTTGGCCCGTGGCCTCCTGCCAATCGTGCAGCACCCAGGAAAAATCCCGCTCGATCAGCACCTTGCCGGTGCGCCCCTCGATCGCGGCCAGCGCCGCGCGCAAAAACCCTTCCAAAACGGGGTCCTGAATATCGTCATCCGCGAATCCGGTGCCCAGCCGCAGATGCGCCTTGAACTCCGCCAGCGGCAATGCGGCGCTTGGCACCGCGGTCTCTTCCATCAGCAACATGGACCATCTCCATCATCCCGGCCCCTCCCGCATTGGCGGCGCGTGCCGCCCGGCATTGCCCGGACGGAGGGGAAGCTGCACAACACCGCATCACGCGGCACGCGCCTTCGGGGCGGGGGCGCGTTGTCCCCGCCCGCCTTCACCGCACGCCTCAGGCGACGGCGAACCGCATGAGCTTGATCGCCTTGAAATCGCTGACATCGCCGCCCACACGCTTGGTGGCGTAGAACAGCACATGCGGCTTGGCGCTGAACGGATCGCGCAGGATGCGCAGGTCCGGGCGCTCGGCCACGGTGTAGCCCGCGCGGAAATCGCCAAAGGCAATGGCATCCGCGCCGGTGGCGATCTCGGGCATGTCCTCGGCAATCAGCACCGGATAGCCCATCAGCCGCGCGGGCTCGCCTGCGGCAAGACCGTCGGACCACAGGAACCGGCCATCGACATCCTTGAGCTTGCGCACCACGCCCGCGGTGCGTGAATTCATCACGAATGTCGCCCCCGCGCGGTATTCCGCGCCCAGCGCATAGACCAGGTCAACGATCGGGTCAGGGCCGTTCAGGTCGCCATCGGCACCGGTGGGCACATAGCCCAGGTTGCCCCAGGTCCAGACCGCGTTATCCACCGCCGGGCGGCTGAGGAAGCCGCGCGGCTTGTCCACCCCGTCGCCATTGACAAAGGCCGCCGCCTCGGCGCGCGAAAACCGGTCGGCGATGCGCGAGGCGAGCCATCCCTCCACGTCGAATGCGCTGTCATCGAGCAGCCGCTGGCTTGCTTTGGGCAGCGCGCTCAACTCGTGCAGCGGGATCGCGATACGGTCGATCTGCGGCGTGTCGGTCTCGGCCACGCCGGTGGTCTCCGTCGCCCAGCCATGGCCCAGATCGCTGTGATCCACCAGCACGTCGAACGATGTCGCCTCGACCGCCACCACATTGGCGATGGCACGGATCGACGCGGTGGAATTGAGCACCGAGCGGATCGTCTCCGAGGTCTGCGGATCGACCAGATAGCCGCCCTCGGCGGCCACCGAGGTGTTGAGCGCCTTGCCCTCAAGATCCAGCCCGCGCAGCCCGTCATCGTCGCCCGAGCGCAAATAGGCGTCAAACGCCTTGCGGTGGGGGGCGTGCATCTCGTGGGTGCCGGCAAGCTGCGGGCGCGCCTGCGTCAGGCTCTTGCGTTCGATCATGGTCATCTTGTCTTCCTGCTGTTGAAACCGCGTCGTGATCTCGGCCCGAAAGCCCTTGAATTCGTCCAGGAAACCGCGCACGGCCTCCCCCATCTCGGCTGCCGGAGACACGTCTTCCCCGGTCCGAGCCTTTGTCTCGGTCGTCATCGTCAACTCCTCTCGGTTGCGGGTCGGCGCTACCCCTGCGCCATCTCCCGGCGCGCCGCGCGCAGCACGGCGGCCATCTCGCGCAGGGTGTCGTCGCCGGGGCTTTCGCCCTTCGCCGCCACCCGCGCACTGGGCAGCATCGGGAAGGTCACCAGCGACACCTCCCAAAGCTCCAGTTCCTGCAAGAGCCTCTGGCCCTTCTCGTTCCGGCTGGCGCGCACGGTGCGATAGCCGATGCTCAGCCCGTCGATCGCGCCTGCCGCCAGCAGCGCCGCCGCCTCGCGCGCCCGCGCCACCCCCTCCAGCAGCCGCCCCTTGACCCACAGCCCCCGCGCATCCTCGCGCAGCTCGTCCCAGATGCCGATGGGCTCGCGCGGGTCATGCTGCCACAGCATCCGCACCCGCCGCCCCTCGGCCTCCATCCGCTTGAGGCAGGCCCCATAGGCCCCCCGCGCCACCACATCGCCGCCCTGATCGGGCGCGTCAAAGAGGCTGGCATAGCCCTCGATCCCGCCCTCTTGCGTGACGCACAGGCCATCCGCCCCGCCCTGCGCGAATTTCCGCTCCAATCCCGTCTCCATCGCCTCGCCCTTTCCTTTCATCCCGGCAGTGCCGCCAATATCGGCTGAAACGCCTGCACCAGCACCGCCGCCACCACGCCGTAAACCGCGAGCCACAGCCGCCGCTCCAGCCGCTCCACCGCCGCCTCGATCCGCTCAAGCCGCTCCTGCAAGGCGCGCTGCTGTAGCTCCGACACCCGCTCATGCGCCTCAAGCCGCAGCGCGGGCGCACAATCGAAGGCCTCAAACCCGTAGCGCGGCGGCGGCGCGCCCTCACTCACCCGCATCACCCGCCAGCGGCGGCAGGCCCAGCAGCGCCCGCTTTTCCGTCGGTGTCAGGAAATCCGCCCCCGCCACCCGCGCCCATTGCGCATCGCGTTCCGCCGCCAGCGCGGGCACCTTGTCGAGATCGGGCGACAGCTCCAGCGCCTCGCCGGTAAATTCGCGCAACCACGCCGCCACCTTGGCGCTCACCCGCGCCACCAGCGGCAACACCGTCAGCCGGTAAAACGCGCGGTTGGCCTCCTGGTAATTGGCGAATGTCGCGTCGCCCGGAATGCCGAGCAGCATCGGCGGCACGCCGAATGCCAGCGCGATCTCGCGCGCCGCTGATTCCTTGGTCTGCTGAAATTCCATGTCCGAGGGCGAGAACCCCATCGGCTTCCAGTCCAGCCCACCCTCCAGCAGCATAGGACGGCCCGCGTTGCGTGCGCCCTGATGATGCGCCTCCATCTCGCTCACCAGCCGGTCATACTGATCGCTGCTCAGCACCCCCTGCCCCTCGGCCCCCTTGTAGATGATCGCCCCCGAGGGCCGCGCGGCATTATCCAGAAGCGCCTTCGACCAGCGGCTTGCCGCGTTGTGCACATCCACCGCCTGCGCGGCGGGCTGCATGGGCGACAGGCCGTAATGATCGTCCTGGGGGTGAAAGCTCTTGATATGGCAGATGCAGGGCGCGCCCTCGCCAAGCGTGAACCGGTGCTTGCACCCACTGACGCTATATTCATAGGCCACCGGCCAGCCATCGGCCCCCGGCACCACGCTCATCCGGTCCGAGCGCAGCACATGCACCTCCAGCGGCAGGCCCGCGCCCGCGCCCACCGCCTCGATATAGGAATTGCCCGACAGCAAAAGCTGGCCATAAAGCGCCTCGAACAATTCCGCCCGGCCCTGCGCCGGGTTCGGCGCACCCACCAGATCAAGCACCGGATGCACCGCATAGCGGCGGTCGGCATCCTGCAACACCAAGGGCAAGGCCGCCGCCGCCTCGGCGATCATCTTGACCGCGCGAAACCCCACCGGGTTGCCGGCAAATCCGCTGCGCGTCAGGCTCACCGTGTCGCGCGGGCTCCACGCCACGCCACGCCCCGTGCCACCCCAGGCGATGACGCGGCCCGCCGCACTCGCCTTCTGCTCGGGCATCTCGGCCACGTCAGCCCCTCCTTGCCGAAAGAAATCCAGTATCATCGCTCGCTCCTTCACCTCGGCGCTCGACGGGCAACAGACCGCGAAAGGTTTAACGAATGTTAACCGCAGAGCGCGCCCCTTGCCTCCGCCTGAAAAGGAGCCGCGCGATCGAGGCAGGCAGGCGCGGCCCGGCGATACGCGATGTCGGAATGGGCCTGAAGGGGGGCGTTCAATGCTTGCCCGCGCGGAATCGAGGCGCGCCTTGGCGCGCCGCCGCGCGAGCGCCCGACCGTCCCCTCGGGCGGGCGCTTTTATAATGTCTAACTCATTATAACCGTTCAAGTATTTTGCAGGCATAAAGTGCCACGCGGAGCCGTTTCAGCGCCCACCCGGCGGTCGGGCCCTCGCGCGGCTCATCACATCATATAAAATGGCAGCAACAGGCCCGTTACCCCCCTCCCCCTCACACCGCGCGCACGCGCGGCGCGCGCCACTTGGCCCCCGGCTCCACGATCAGATCGGTCAGCGCCCAGACCAGCGCATCCACCCGGTCGGGGCTGCCCTTGCCCTCAAAGCCACGGCTGGTCATGGCGCACATCTGGTCCTCGAGCCGGGCCAGCCCGCGCAGGTGATGCACCCGCCCCTGCTCGTAGAGCGCGGCCACCGGCTCGGCGCGCGCGGCCTTGCCCCGGCTCGCGTGGACCTTGCGGAACGGCACCAGCGGATCGACCTGCCGGATCACCTGCTCCACCAGGTCGCCGCCCTGGTTGACCTCGGCCACCAGCCGCTCGGCCCCCCAGCGCTCCATCGCGCGAATCGCCGCGCGCGCCCAGCTGGCAGGGCTTGCCGCGCCGATGCTGGCATCTTCGAGCACATAGGCCCGCCAGTCCTGCACCGGGCCGCGCGTCACCGCCCCCACCACCACGATCCCGCATTCATCCGATCCGGCATGGCCCGTGACCGGCGGATCGACCGCCACCACGATCCGGTCGAGATCGGGGGCGGCCTCCACCCGGCCCGCCTCGATCATCGCGGGCGTCCAGAGCGCATCCTCGGCGGCATCGACCAGCACGCCGTCAAGCTCCTGCCGCCCCAGCCGGGTGCCCGCGTAGCGCGCGCGCACCTCCTCAAGGAACCCCTGCGCGAGATTGGCGGCATTGGCCTCGGTCGGCGCGCTTGTCACCACCGTGCTGGCACTGGCAAGGATATCCTTGAGCACGCCCACGTTGCGCGGCGTCGTGGTCACGCAGACCTGCGGTGCCTCGCCCAGCCGAAGCCCGAATTGCAGCATGTCCCAGGTGTCGCGCGCCTTCTTCCACTTGGCCAGCTCATCCACCCAGGCCCCGTCGAATTGCGGCCCGCGCAGCCCCTCGGGCTCATGCGCGGAAAACACCTGCGCCACCGCCCCGTTGGGCCACACGAGCCGCCTGCGCGTCGCCTGCCATTCGGGCCGCCGGTCGGGCGGGCTGCACGCCATGATGCCGCTTTCGCCGAACACCATCACCTCGCGCACCTGATCGACCGTCTCGCCCACCAGCGCCAGCCGCCTGCACGCGCCCGGATCGAGCGGCAGCGCCCCCTCGACGCGGGCGCGCACCCATTCCGCGCCTGCGCGCGTCTTGCCCGCGCCGCGCCCGCCCAGGATCACCCATGTGCGCCAGTCCCCCTCGGGCGGCAATTGATGCTCCATCGCCCAGAACTCGAAAATATAGGGCAGCGCCAGCAACTCACCCTCGCTCAGGGCAGCGAGCAATTCGTCCTGCGCATCGCGCCCTTCCGAGACGATCCAGGCGGCACCGGATTTCAACTCGGGCGGCGTCAAAGTCGATGGCGTAGCCGTGGACGATGCCACGTTCGTGTTGTCTGCGTTTGTCAAGCTGTGCCTCCATTTCGATGGCGATCTTGAGCCATTGACGGATTTCCGCCGTGGCCTTTGTCGCGTTTTTCAACTCTTCAAGCTCCCCGGCCCGTATCCGCCGATAAAGCGCCTCAAGCTCCCCGCGCATGTCTGCGAGTTGCTCTTCAAGCACGTTGATCGCGCTGGTCAGGCCCGAAGGCCCCTCCTCCGGGGTGATCAGAACCATGCGTATCGCTGCCTCATGCCGTTTTCCTCTCGCGATGCCCCCCGCCCGCGCCGACATGAAAAAACGGCCACCGGGATGCCCCGAGGCCGCTTGCCCATCTCGTCCAGCAGGGCACAACCGATACGGGAAACGGCGCGTCAAGTCAAACGCACCCCCTTGCCAACCGCCCGGTTTCTTTGGGTTTTATTAAGGTTTCGGCGCGTGCGCCGCCCGCCA